ACCACGCGATTCAATAAGTACCTTGTCAGTGAAATCAAAGTTAAATAAGCAAGCATGGTGATGAGGCCGAGAGTATTCATCCCCATACTCACCAGCATGGAAGAAGCGAATAGGATAGTGGATGTCATCATTCTGAGCAGTACCGTCCATTTCCATAAAATCAAGGTCTTTCATCGAATAGACCTCATGTGTTATTTTTGAGACGGGTTGTATACCCGAGAAGCGTTTACGCAGCCGCTTCATAAAGTTTTGAAAGTCGGACTTCACTAAAGTTCCGCGAGAGTTGATAGTATCGTCGTTAAAAGTGAGAGTAATAAAACAGTTATTGTCATAGAGGGAGCTTTCATGGATGCAACGAATAGCCCAGGATTTAGAGCGATCCATACGGCATCCGCTACAATTTGAACAAGGAAGAAGTAGAGTTTCGAAAGGGCAGTCAGATACGTCGGAGTGGTTGAAACAAATCACAGATTTGCCATTATCGGTTTTTTTGTTAATTGCCCGGTAGGCTTTGATTGGGTGATAACAAGTCATGCTAAAGCCTCCGTAATATTGTCCGAAAGGGGACGCCCCTCCAACCGAAAATAGGTCAGCCCTCAGTTGCTTGCGCAGGGCCGACGCGATTTTAGGCCGAAGGGGCTACAGCCCTCACTGTCTTGGGTTAGAGTCGATATCCACCACGCATCGGGGAGGAACGCTGGTTTCTGCGATTGCTACCACTTGTGCGTTTGAACAGTTTTCGGCTCCGACTGCGCTTCATACGTTTTCGTCTCATTGCAGCTCCTTCATAAGTTTGAACAATTCGATAGTTTCGGCCTCGTTGAGGCCAGTAGTCGCACCCTTGTGTTGCAGGTGCTCGACTTTACGGTTACGCCAGTTTTTATAAATACCGGATCCAGGCTTGTAGCCCTTCTCGATCTCAAGCGCCCTGGCAGCGTTGACAGGCTTTTTGGCGGCCTTGCTTGTGCCTCGCAGTTTAGAACCGATATTAGCAATACCCTTCTTGAACCCACCGAAGACGTTCTTCGCCGTATTGCCTAAGCCAGTAATGATCGAGGCAGCTTCGTCGCCAACACCAGTTTGAGCATTCAGCCGCGAGGCATCAGTCATGTCCTGCATCCACTTAGGAAGGTTGTTGTAGAAATCCAGCATGTTTTGATCCAGAGTAGCAGAGACGTTAGCTTTGGCAGTATTCGCCCGTTGTAGGGCAGAAGAAGCACCACGGGAGATCCCCGCAGACATGTCGGGGAGAGATGGTGCAGACCCGGTCGGCGTCGAGGCGCCTTTACCACCGGCAGAGAGAATAGGGTTAAGCCCAGCGGCACGCAGGTCAGCAACCTCGCGTTGGTGGGCAGTGTTAGACATCCGCTCTTGAAATTTGCGATTGAACGTGGCTTCATCAGAAGCCTGTTTCGCAGTAAGAGCAGAAGCGCCGAGGCCCCCCAAAGGGGAGCCAATGGCAGAGTTGACAGTACCAAGTACGTCTTTGAAAAATCCCACTTGTGTACCTCCTAAAAGTGATCGACAAGCCCAGGTACAGAGTATACGGGCATCGGTCGGGTGGCAGAGATATCGAAGTACGCATCGAAAGTGAAAGTTGGTTCATCTACAACAGCAACCACACGCTCGATCGGCATATTTTCTTCAATGAAATCCTTGTTCAGAACGGGCAACGCAGCAAAATCCTGCGACAAGTGCCAGACATCGAGAGACGTAGGATCCACAGAACGCATCTTCCCAGTAATCAGAGAGGGAGCGTAGCGGTATTCGGCCCAGCGTTCTTGATAGCCGAAGACATCATCATCGGCAGCAGTATTCTGAGCGTAGATCTCTTTGTTGAGAACGGCCTGCTCGCCCAGGTGGGACAGGGCCGGCCAGTAGAAATCATACTTGGTAGAACGCGACCACATTTTATTTAAGGCGGTCTGGTAGGTGATGTCGGCGCGGATTTGTACAAAACCAAATACGTATCCATGCTCCACGAATGACTTCGTAAAACCAACACCAGACTGGGCATGATAGCCAACAGCACCGAGAGTGCCGAGAGGGGATCCGGACTCTAGTGTTTGAGTCGTTTGGGCCACAGGAGTAACCTGGATAGAGCGGGATCCACCGCCCAGGTACTCGGGACGTTGCAAGCGAGAATCCGGGCTATTCACGAGAAAATGGCTCTTGATTATCTCAGTATAGCGAGTTCCGCCCCTGGCGTCACGCTCGAGCAGCTTTTGGAGTTGGAAGGTTTCTCGAAGGGAGTTGATAGTGGGCCCGATGGCTTCACTCAGATCAGCAATCAGCCCAGAAGTCGCTGGATTTGTAGAAACACCCATAGCAGCGTGTTGGACGGAGTGTTGCCCGTATTGAGTCAGGTCACCAATATCAACGCCATAGTGCCCTTGACCAAATTCGGCATAGGAGCCACTGGTGGCCATACCATAACCTCCTGTAGTACCGTCCAGGAAACCGAGGCTTGTACCATTACCAATGACAGGGGCCTCCGTACCCAAAGGCAGCTCGACACCTGGGCCCTTTTGGGGCCAAGGAAGGCAGGAGGTAAAATAGTCGTGGCGCTTGCCACGTTTGAGAAGGTTGTAATTGAGGATGTCGTCAGGGCCCTCGTCGTGTTCCACTTTGACAGAATCGACCAGGTTCTGGTCGCGGAACCATTCGTCGAAAATTAGGTTGTATCCACGGAAGGGAAGGGCATTGACAGTAAGACCGGGAACCCCGGTCGGGAGGCCGAAATAATCGGCCAAAGAACCGATCGCAAAGCCATCGGTTATATCGGACTGAACCGTAGGGATGACGAAGTCAGTCGAGTCGCCAGGGTCTTTTTGCTCGCCCATGAATTGTTGAAATTGATCCCAAACAAGGCGATTTGGGACGAAAAAGAAAAAGAAGTCCATGAACATGTTGTCCATGATCGGGACGATAGGGGTGTTGAGACGAGCAATCGACGAGAGTTTGACGTTGAAGGTGTCTCCCGGGAGGATCTCGTCGAGATAGATCGGGTAAATCAGATCGGGATCCAGGGTGGTCTTGTACCCATGAGACCGCTTGAAGGTTGAACGCTGGATGTTTGCCGAGGGAATCCTCGAGAATTGATGGCTCATTACAGACTTTTGTTTATGTCTTTGGAATGGCATTTCTGGCCCTTTCGGAAGTAATGGTGTCAGTCCGCACAGTTAATATCAAGTAGGTGAACTGTGAACGGCCCTACTCGGGCTTCGCCGAGTCAGGTCCGGGGGCCGCTTTAAGCGGCGTAGGAGCCTCTGTAGGAGGCGTTGGCGTTGCTGGAGGCTCAGGTATAGGCCTCGGGCATAAACCGAGCTCCTGGGCCTCTGAGAGATTCTGAGGGTCATCCAGGAATGAGAGCAATTGCCCTGGATCATTGTTGAAGCGGGTTCGCAGATGAGCAGGAAGGCGAGCAAAGTCGCTTTCGGCCTCAATAATGCGGTTTTTCATGGTATGGAAGTCGCAGGCATCGGTAAAGTCTCCATATTGACCTTCCGAAGCATTGGATTCGAGGAAACCCGTTACACGGTATTTCCGCATGATGGAGTTGATATCCACCTCGTTCTTGTGGTGTCCTTCCACCACAGAGCCCGCATCGGTGATGAAGGCTACACGTCGCGAGCCATCGGCACGCTTGTCAATTAGTTTTTCCATCTTATGTCCTTTCAAATGAAAAGAGGGGGCCACGTAAAATACGCAGCCCCCTATGGTTAGAATCAGCAGAGAATAGATCATTCTCATTATG